GTGGCACCAACCGCCCGGCGCAGCTATGCCGGCGCGGCCGGCGGTCGCCTCACCTCCGGGTGGGCCAGCCCGCAGAGCACCGCCGACGCCGAACTCTTCACGGCGCTGCAGAAACTGCGCGGCCGCTCGCGCGAGCTGGTGCGCAACAGCGCCTACGCCAAGCGCGCCCGCACGGTCGTCATCAACAACGTCATCGGCTCCGGCATCGGCATGCAGGCGCAGGTGCGCCCGCAGTTCCGCGAGCGGCTGGACGAAGACGTCAACGACAGCATCGAACGCGCCTGGGAAAAGTGGGCCCGCGCCGACGCCTGCCATACCGGCGGCCGGCTGCACTTCGCGGACCTCGAGCGCGTGCTGATGGGCGAGGTGTTCGAGGCTGGCGAAGTGCTCGTGCGCCTGCACCCGCGCGCCATGGGCATGAGCGACGTTCCGCTCGCGCTCGAGGTCATCGAGTCCGAGCGGCTGGCGGATGACTACTTCCTGCCCTCTGGCGTTGACCCGCAGCTTTACCGCATGGGCGTGGAGGTCGACGAGTTCCAGCGGCCCGTAGCCTACTGGATACGCGACAAGCACCCCGGCGACGTGCGGCCGTATGCCATCTCTAGCACCGAGCGCCTCACGCGCGTGCCGGCCGAGCAGATCCTGCACCTGGCCGTCATCGACCGCTGGCCGCAAAGCCGCGGCGTGCCCTGGCTGCACGCCGCCATGCGCCGGCTCAATGACATGGACGGGTACTCCGAGGCGGAGATCATCGCCGCCCGCGGCAGCGCCGCGTACATGGCCGTCATCAAGACCGACGACCTGCCGACCGACTCCGTCGTCAACGATGGCCGGTCCGAAGTGCAGATCGAACCGGGCCTGACGCAGTACCTCAAGCCGGGCGAAGACATCGTTTTCAACAACCCGAGCCGGCCCAACCCGAACTTCGACCCGTTCATGCGGGCCATGCTGCGCGAGGTCGCCAGCGGCATCGGCGTCAGTTACGAAAGCCTCTCGCGCGACTACTCGCAGAGCAACTACAGCAGCAGCCGCCTGGCGCTGCTGGACGACCGCGACCTCTGGCGCACGCTGCAGCAGTGGTTCGTGCGCAGCTTCCGCGAGCCGCTGCACCGCCGCTGGCTGGAACTCGCCGTCATGGCGCGGGCGATCCCCGCCATCCGGGTGGACGCCTACGCGCTCAACCCCGACAAGTTCGCGGCGGTGAAGTTCAAGCCGCGCGGCTGGAGCTGGATCGACCCGACCAAGGATGTCGAAGCCTATCGAACAGCATTGATGTCGGGATTTATCACCCGCACCGACGTCATCGCCGCCACCGCCAGCGGGCTCGACATCGAAGACATCGACGAAACCAGGCAGCAGGAACTCAAGGCTGCCGCGGAACGTGGGCTCGTTTACGACACCGACCCCGAGGTCTACGCCGCGCCACCGCCGGCCCCGGCCGCCGCGGCGCCGAAGGCCGAGCCCCAGCCCGAGCCGGAAGACGACGACACACCCGACCCCGAAGAGCCACCGGCCCCGCCGGCGCGGCTCGTTTCCTTTGGAGGCGCACGCCAGTGAAACTCAAGCCCCTCACGCGGTTCGCGCGGATCGAGCCGGATCGCGTTTCTTCTACCAGCCGCACCATTGAGCTGACGTTCTCGTCCGAGACGCCGGTCGACCGCTACTTCGGCACCGAGATCCTCGACCACGGCGGCAAGGTCCGGCTCGACCGGCTCAACAACGCCGCGCCGCTGCTGTTCAACCACAACATTGACGACGTCATCGGCGTGGTCGAAGGGGCGATGGTTGGACAAGACCGCCGCGGCCACGCTCGCGTGCGCTTTGCGCAAACTGCGCGCGCCGAGGAAGTGTTCGGCATGGTGCGCGACGGCATCCTGCCCAACGTCTCATTCGCCTACCGCATCCACGAGGCGACCGAGAACCCGAAAACGAACGAATACCGCGTGACGGACTTCGAGCCCCTCGAAATCTCCATCGTGACCATTCCCGCTGATCCGTCGATTGGCGTGGGCCGGGCCTTCGGCGACGAAGAAGTCGAAGTCCGGCTGCAACAGGTTTTTTCACCCGCGGCGCCTGCCGCTCAACAAGGAGCCACTATGGCTGACACACAAGCCGCCGCGGGCGCAATCGCGGATGTCCAGGTCATCGAACCCAAGGCCAACCCGGTCGAGTTCGAGACCAAGCGCAAACAGGCCATCATCAACCTGTGCAAGGCGAACAAGATCGACGAGCGCATCGAGCGCGAGTGGATCGAGCGCGGCGCGGACCTCAACGAAGTGGCCGACGGCATCGTCGCCGTGCTGGCCGAGCGTGGCCGCACGAACCCGCAGTCAGTCACCAAGCTGGATCTGTCGGCCAGCGAAGCCCGCCGCTATTCCATGATGCGCGCTCTGCGTGCCGCGGCCAACAAGTCGTGGGACAAGGCCGGCCTCGAGCTGGAGTGCAACAAGGAAATCTCCAAGCGGCTCAACAAGCTGCCGCGCTCGGAGTCGTCGTTCTTCGTCCCGCTCGACGTGATGATGCGCGACCTGCCGGCCAACACGGCCAAGCGCGACATGACCGTCGCCGGCGTCAGCGGCTCCAACTACCTGGTCAGCACCGACAACGCACCGGGCAGCTTCATCGACCTGCTGCGCAACACGTCGGTTTCGCTGCGCATGGGTGTGACGCGCCTGGCGGGTCTGCAGGGCAACGTCACCATCCCGAAGATGACGGCCGGTAACACGGCCTACTGGCTTGCGGATGAGGGCACGCAGATCACCGAAAGCCAGCCGACCATCGGCCAGTTGAGCCTCTCGCCGAAGAACGTCGCGGCGCTGACGGAACTGTCGCACCAGTTGATGCAGCAGTCGAGCCCCGACGCCGAGCAGCTCGTGCTCACGTCCATCGCGCGTGACATCGGCCTCGCGGTTGATGTCGGCATCCTGCGCGGTTCGGGCGCCTCGGGCCAGCCGACCGGCATCGTCAACACCGGCTCCATCGGTGCGTTCACGGGCACGTCGCTGGCCTCGCCGGGCGTGCTGGACGCGCAGGCGGATGTCGCCGCGGCCAACGCGCTGAACCCCGGCTGCGGCTACGTCACGACGCCCGCCGTCGCGGCGCTGCTGATGCAGCGGCCCGAGCTGCCGTCCACCGGCACCGAGCGGCTGTGGAAAGGCAACCTGGCCGAAGGTTCGATCTTCGGTTTCCCGGCCATGTCGTCGGCGCAGATGTCCAGCGCGACGATGCTTTTCGGTTGGTGGCCTTCTGTTGTGCTGGCTGAATGGGGCGTTTTGGAGCTCATGGTCAACCCGTACAGCGACTTCACGCGCGGCCTCACGGCCGTCCGCGGCTGGTACACCTGCGACGTCGGCGTGCGGTATGCCGGCGCCTGGTCGTACGCCTCGAGCATCACGTAATGCGCGTGCGGGTACTCGGCGCTTTCTGCATTGCCGGGAAGCGCCAGGAGCCCGGAAGCGAATGCGAGGTCGCGGACCATCTGGTCCGTGACCTTGTTTCGCGGGGCAAGGCCGAGCCCGTTTCGCCAGTGGCGAAACCCTCGGGACCAATGACAACCGACAGCGCCGTGGATCTCATCAAGGGCAAGGCGCGCAAAGAGGTGAAAAATGCTGGGTAACGAAGCCTTTGCCAACACGCCCACCGAGGCGCTGCGGGCAACATCCTTTTCGGCGGGCGCCAACAACGGCCCGTGGATTCCCGTGGCGGGCCTCGAGGGCATGCTCGAGGTCGCCTACAACTGCGGCGCGATCACGGGCTCCGTGATCTTCAAGCTGCAGGACGCCACCGACGGCAGCGGCACCAGCGCGGCGGATCTTTCGCCCGCCGTGGCCAGTGCCTCGATCACGACCGCCGGCACCACCGGCGCGCTGATCGTCGACAAACGCAAGATCCGCTCGCACGTGCGCCTGGTGGCCACCGTGACGACGGGGCCGGTGCTCGCCTCCGGCATCCTGCTGGCGCGCAACAAGCAGACCGTTTGATGTTCGCTGAAAACCTTGACACCTTCCTCGCCGACTTTGGCGAGGAGGTGTTCATTGGCGCCACCGCCGTCCGCGCCATCTTCGAGCCGGCGTATCAGTCCGTGCTCGGCGATGTCGCGGCCAGTGTGCAGCCCGTGCTCACGATCAAGGAGTCGGACATCGGCACCTGGACGTATGGCATGACCTGCACCGTGCGCGGCACGCCGTACCGCATCACCGCGCTGGAGCCCGACGGCACCGGCATGGCGCTCGCGCGCCTGGAGCAGACCTGATGCACGCCCGCCGCCAGATCCGCGACGCGCTTGTCACCCGGCTCACCGGGCTCGCGCTCACGGGCAGCCGTGTCTTTGCCGGCCGCGTCAATCCGCTCACCGATGGCGAACTGCCTGCCATCGTCATCGCCACCGATGGCGAAGAACACATCCAGTCGGCCCAGGAGCCGGTGCAGCGCACGCTCACCTTTAGCGTGCGCGGCGTCGCCCGCAATGCCGACGACGTCGAAGACACCCTCGACGAACTCGGCGAGCAGGTCGAGGCGGCGGTCGCCGCCGGCCCGCTGCTGCCGGGCAAAAGCATC